CGGCCTGCGCATTGTAAAAGAGGAGGGCATCGGCTACGGGCCATTTATGGAGCAGGATGCGATCTCCGACTGGTACCCTTACTGGTTCGCGTGGATAACCTTCACGATCGAGCGCGGCCTTGCGAGGGCTCCGGAATACCATCAATACCTATAAAATTTGAGAGGTGAAGAACATGGCAAACGAATATTTATACGGCGCATTCGGGAACATCGGCGACGATGTGGCCCAAAACGCTACGCAGGCCGGCACTGTTCCCGTCTATGTCGGTGTAGCGCCTGTCAACCTCGTCAGAGGATACGCTGCGGCCGGGATCATCAACGCCCCGGTGAAGCTATCCAATATCAACGAGGCCAAAAAGGCAGTCGGCTATACCAATGACTGGGCGAGCTTCAGCCTTTGCGAAGCAATCGACGCGCATTTCAACAACCCGATCGGAAACGTGGGCCCGATCTTCGTGATCAATGTCCTCAATCCGACGATCCACAAAAAGGGAACGGCAACAACGGCACCCCTGACATTCGCCAATAAAATGGCGACTATCGTGAGCGACAAGATCATTCTTGACACCTTCGCGATGGCTGAAAAGGCCGAGGGTGTCGACTATCGCCTGAGCTATGATTACGGCACGAAAACGCTGACCATATACGACATCGGGGACACCGCGATGACAACCGTTACAGCCTCCTATTCCGAGATCGATCTGACGGGCGTCACAAAAGACGTGATCATCGGCGGCGTAACCGGTGACGGCGTATGCACCGGCCTCGCGTCCATCAAGTTCCTGTACCAGAATTTCAACGCCGTGGCCAACATCATCGCGGCGCCCGGGTGGAGCAAGATCCCGGACGTTTACGTCGCTATGGTGGCCGCTGCGCAGAAGATCAACGGGCACTGGGACGCCTTTGTCGCAGCAGATATCCCGATACTGGATGGCGTGACCAAGGTCGACACCATCGCCAAGGCAAAGCAATGGAGAACCGACAACAACTACAAGGCCGAAAGATCAAAAATCTATTGGCCTATGGGAGCGAGCGGCTCGAAGATTTACCACTTGTCGACCATGGCTGTCGTCGAAATGCTGCGCGCCGACTTCCAGCATAAGTCCGTACCAATGGAAACACCCGGAAACAAGGCGATCCCCATCACGAGACAGTATTTCGGATCTGGATCCACAAATCAGGGCTTTGATCAGCTGGAGGCCAAGGAACTGACCAGCAACGGCATCAGTACCGCCGTCTACTGGGAAGGCAACTGGAGGCTGTGGGGAGACCATACGGCCGCCTACACTTACGGCGGATCCTTCAATGCTCGCGCCATTTTCGACGTCAGTATAAGGATGCTCATGCACATTACGAACTCATTCCAGCGCGAATGGGGCACGTCTATCGACAAGCCGATGGCCTTGTCATTGCAGGAGACAATCCTCAACCGCGAACAGGAGAAGCTCGAGACGCTCAAGAGCGAGGGCGCACTCATTGGAAACCCGAAAGTCTATTTTCTGGAAAGCGAAAACCCGACCACTGACATGATGAACGGCGACTTCCGCTGGGACATCAGTGCCACACCGACGCCTCCGCTCAAGAGCGCAAGCGTATGGGTGACATATACGGACGAGGGCTTCGCTGCCTATTTTGGAGGTGAGCAGTAATGGCATGGTTAGATATCAAGAGCACGGTCATCGCTGATACGGTGTATTCTGACGATGTTCTCGTGGCTAAGGATGTGTCGTTTACCCTTCCTGCCATCACTCCGATAGCAGGCGAGGCTCAGGCCATGGGCACCATGGAGGTCATTGCCGTCGGCCTAATCGAGGCCATGGAGGCGGCGATCACAAAGGTCGGCACAGATCTCGGCCTCGGCCGCATGATGCGGCTGGAAAAACAAAATCTTGAGTTCAGATGGGTGCACAATGTAAGCACATCGGACGGATCCAGCAAGCCGGAGGGCTGCAAGGCATTCATCCGCGGCGTACCCAAGGCGCTGCCGGGCATAGGAGTCGAAATCGGATCCAACTCCGAAAACGAGCTCACATATGCCGTCACGCGCTACCAGCTCTATGTCGGCGGTGTGGAGATCCTGCTCATCGACAGACTGAGCCAGATCCTACGCATTAACGGCGTGGATTATTACAGCAGGATCAACAGCCTGTTATAACAAAAGGCCCCCGGGGAAGCTCGGGGGCTTTTCTATGAAAGGAGATCGAAACAATGGAAAGCATTAAGCTCAAAAATCCGATCATGATCACCGGCAAAAAGGTCACGGAGCTGACGCATGACGCCAATGAAATAACCCCGCAGCTGTTCGCTGAGGCCGACGCCAGAAAAATGAAAGCATCGGGATCCAAGGGTGGAAACCTCTCCGGAGCCGTCGAGCTCGATTATGGCCTCCACCTCTATCTCGGTTTTGCGGCGATCCAAGCGGTCAACCCGTCGTATGACATTGCTGATCTTGAGCGTGTCAAAGGATCCGACGTTATGGAGGTCATGAAGGTCGGCCGAAATTTTACCATAAGCTCGGCGGCCAAGTCACAGGCAGACGGCTCAGACGGTGCATCCGAGACTATGCCAGAGTCTACCACACCAGTGTCACCGACCTCGAAAAAAGACGAGTGATCGACTTCCTGATCGACTATGCAGAGGCCGCGGAGGAACTGGCCGAAGAAAAAGCCCGCCACGAAAAGAACGCGCGGCAGAAATATCCATCAAGGCCAAAACGTAGAGGGAGGTGAGTGTATTGGCCCAAGGAAAAGTATTGCAGGCAGTCGTTGAGATTGCCGGTACCATCAGCCCCACCCTCGGCAAGTCCGTCGAGGAGGCCACCCAAAAGCTCGGCGGCATCAATGTCAAGGCGCTGGCTGTGGGTGCTGCCGTCGGTGGCATTGCAGTCGCGACCGGTGCGGCAGTCATCAAAGCCGGCGAATACCTCACCGATCTCGGCGGCCAATTTGACGGAGTCACTGACGCGATCCGGATCGGAACCGGAGCCACCGGCGAGGCGCTCGACGCTTTGAACGCGGACTTCGACGAGGTCTACAAGAGCGTACCGACGACTATGGAGGACGCAAGCAAGGCGATCGCTGACTACAACACCCGCCTCGGCTTGACCGGCGAACCCCTTCAGGAGATATCGAAGCAGGCCCTCCAAGTCAGCAACATGCTGGGCGACGATCTCACCGGAGTCATCGAGGGATCATCCGAAGCCTTCCAAGCGTGGAACATAGACGCTGAAAATATGGGCGGCGCCATGGACTTCGTGTTCAAGGCCAGCCAGTCAACCGGCGTCGGCTTCACTGAGCTAATGGAGAGCACTCAGAAATTTGCTCCGCAGCTCAAGGAAATGGGATATAACTTCGAGGAGGCCACCGCTCTGGTGGGCCAGCTCGAAAAAGCCGGTGTAAACACCGACGAGGTGCTCGGAGCCATGAAAAAGAGCGTCGGGGCCCTTGCAAAAGAGGGCATTTCGGCGAGCGATGGGCTCCAACTCTACTATGACAAGATCAAAAACGCAGGCAGCGCAACCGAAGCGACCACCATCGCCTCCGAGATCTTCGGCGCAAGAGCCGGATCGACCATGGCCGCAGCCATCCGAGACGGAACTCTCGCGGTCGATGACTTCACGGCCTCGCTCGCAGAAAACGGCGAGACCATACTGGGAGCGGCCGAGGACACGATGGACTTTCCGGAACGGCTGCAAATGTTCAAGCAGCAGGCAGAGGTCGCACTCAAGCCGCTGGCTAATACCATGTTTGACTCGCTCAACAGCTTGATGCCGGTCGTGGCCGACGCCATGGAGTCGCTGTCTCCGATTATCGAGGAAACGGTGACGGTGCTGGCCCCGCTGATCACTGAGCTATTTGACGGCCTTTTGCCGGTGCTCAAGAACCTCCTGCCCATGATCGTGAATTTAGGCGGCAAATTGTTGACCACTCTCATTCCTCCGATCATGAAACTGTTCAACGCGATCATGCCGATCGTTTTGCAGCTGCTCGAGGCTCTCATGCCGATACTGGACGTCATTATCTCGCTGCTCGGGCCGATCATGAATTTGATCATTCAGGTGCTTCAGCCAGTGCTCGACTTAATCAGTCAGGCCATTGCTCCGCTGATCCTCGTGCTGGCTCAGCTCATAAACACGGCACTCCAACCGCTGGGACCGATCATCGAGTGGCTCTCCGGATTGTTCTCGGAGGTGCTCGGAAACGCGATCGCCAATGTCCGGCCGATTATTGACGCATTGATCGGCGTATTCAGCGGCGTGATAGATTTCATCAAAAACGTGTTTGCAGGCAACTGGCAGGGCGCATGGGACTCCATTATAAAGATTTTCAAAAATATATGGGACGGCATGGTCGCCGTCTTTAAGCTCCCGATCAACTGGATCATCGACGGTATAAACATGTTCCTGAAGGGGCTCAACAAGCTGAAGATCCCCGACTGGGTACCTCTCGTCGGAGGAAAAGGCATTGAGATCCCGCTCATTCCAAAGCTGGCGGCTGGAGGTTTTACTGACGGCATCAGCTTCGCAGGCGAGGCCGGCACAGAGGCCGTCATATCCTTCCTCCCCCAGTACAGGAAGGACAATATTGAATACTGGGAGGAAGCCGGCAAAATGCTCGGCGTTTTAAGCCAAGACGATGACGGAAAACCGATCGTCGTCTCGCTGGACGGTATACCGGCATTCGCTTCGGGCGGCTTTACCAACGGCATCAGCATCGCCGGCGAGGCTGGAAAAGAGGCGATCATATCCTTTGATCCGGCGCACCGCGATGAAAATGTCGGCTACTGGGCCGCAGCTGGCCAACTTCTCGGGCTTGATGACTTCTCACTGGCCGGCATGACGGAGTCGACGGTCATAATCTATGACTTTTCTGGCTTTAACTACAACCCAACGATCGAAGCGGACGAGGGAACGGACACGAGCGGCCTCATGGCCCGCCTCAAGCAGCATGAGCTTGAGTTCTTTGATTGGCTCGAGCGCTGGCTGGCACGAAGGGAGGTCGGAAACTTTGCGCGTCACTCGATTTATTAACTATACCACCAGACAGGGCGACACGTTCGACGCGCTCGCCTTGTCTGTTTACAACGAGGAAAAAATGGCGAGCAGCATCATCGCCTACAACCCCGATTATGCCGACGTCATAATATTCGACGCCGACATCCAGCTGAGGATCCCGATCTTCGACAGCGTGGAAACGCCCGCCACGCTGCCGCCGTGGAGGCAAAGCTCAGAATGAAACTGATTTATGAAGGCGTCGACATTTGGTCGAGCGTTTCGGTCAATGCCTGCATCCATGAAATGCACGCAAGCGGCCGGAGCGACTCGCTTGTCATACGCTTTAACGACACGAAAAGCCTGTGGAACAAATGGAACCCGGTCAAGGGCGAGCAGGTCGAGCTCATTGAGGGCGCGGCCCGCACCGGTAAAATGTTTGTGTCCGGCATAGAGCCGGAAAATGGGCTTTATACACTCAGGGCGATGTCCATGCCGCTGAGCGGTGAAACCATAAACGGAGGATCGTGGGAGTCGATCGGCTTCCTTCGGCTGGGCCAAGACATAGCAGCCCGGCACGGTCTCGGTTTCGCTTATTACGGAGTAAACGACCAGATTTATCCGTATCTCTCACAAGATGGGATGACCGACTTCGAGTTTTACCTTCAGAGGTGCCAGCTTGAAGGCTGCGGAATGCTAATTTTTGACGGCAAGCTCATTGTCTACAACGAGCAATACATGGAGGGACTGCAACCGACGGCCACGCTGGAGATCGGCGAGGACGGAATATTTGACTACCTTGATAACAGCGCCCTCTCCTATGGATCCGCAGAGGTCAGCAGCGGCAAGTACAAGGGCACATTCACGGCCGCAAACGGAAACAAGGCCAGAATACTGCGTCCGAGGAACCCAGTATACTGCACAAGCAACGCCGAGGCCGCAAGATACGCCAAGGGCCTGCTGAGAGCAGCCAACAAAGACAGTTATACCGGAACCATTAAACGGAGCCTCCTGCTGGGATATGCCGCAGCCAGTTTGATCAACATCAAGACGGCCAAGGCTGCCGCGTGGGATGGTTCTGTGTTCATAAACCGGGTACGCCACGACTACATCAAGGGCGAGACGGTATTATTTTTCAGAAAACTATTGGAGGGATATTAAGATGGCCAGCATTGAAAAAGGTACCATTCTAACCATCGAAGGCCCTGCCGATAGAAATGGGGATCCGACACGGGCTCGAGTTAGTCCGAGCCAAAACAGCAGCCTCGTCTCCCGCCCCGTGACCATTCCGTGGCATATGCGCGGCGGCTCCGGTAGCCTTGAAAAAGGCACCGAGGTCGCATATGTGCTTTTCGATGATCACACCGGCCTCATTATCGGCCGACTGGATGGCGAATGGTTCGGAGTGCTCCGGGGAGACATCACAATCAGCGGATCCCTCTCTGTGGGCGGCGACATCGTCACCGAGAACATCGACAGCATAAACAGCCACGTCCATGGAGGCGTCGATCCCGGCAGCTCTAACACGAGCGGCCCGCAGTAAAGGAGGCGGTTCTATTGGCAGTTATAGCAAAATGGAGGACGAAAAGCTGGGAGGTCACACCCAAAAAAGTGCTGACGCTCTCTGGACTCTCCACCTCCTACGAGATAAAAGCGGAGACCAACACAGACCTCGAGAACTCACCGGCAACAAACGAGCGAGGCCGCGAACTGGTTCCGCTGTCATTCACCACAGACCTCAACGCAGCCCTCGGCGTGAATGTCGAGAGCGAGATCGGGGACTGGGAGCAGCTGGTCGGACAGACTGGCTATTTTTATTTATCAGGAAAGAAATTCGGCCCGAAGCTCCAGCTCAAAAAAGTCGACTTGAGCGACGTGCTACTGGATGACTTCGGCCGTATGCACCGGGCAAAGCTCGGCATGAGCTTCGAGGAAATTGCCGATCCACCAAAACAGACCGGCACCGGCACCGCACTCACTGTCGGCCCTTCCTCTGCAACAAAAGCAGAGGTAAAAACGGTAAACACGGCACTCGCAGCGTCAAGCAGTTCAACGCTGAAGGTCGGCAGCAATGTCAAGATCACCGGCGCGAACTACGCGACGGGCCAGAAGATCCCACAATGGGTAAAAGACCGCACCCATGTCGTATCACAATTAAAACCAGACAAGGCACTTCTCGGCCATCCGGATGGGATCAACAGCTGGGTGTATACGAAAGACTTGTCACTCGCATGAAGGAGGGATGTGTATTGAAAGCAAGCGGAAACAGCAGGCCGGAACGCTGCGCGGCGAACCTGCTGCGGATAACTCGCGGAGAGGTGCCGTATGAGCGCACCAAGGGCCTGAGCGTCGCAAACATCGACTCCCCTGCTGTTCGAGCCGGGGATGATATGGCGGCAGATGCCGAATGGCTCCTTGAAAACTTCGAGCCGCGCGTCGATGTCAACAGCATTGCGATGGAGGCGATCACAGCCGAGACCGGCGACTTCCTTCTGAATGCAGACGTCACCATCAACCAAGCAAAGGAGGGAGACGCAAGTGGCTGATCTTGATTTTATAACCACGAACTCGGCCGAGATCCATGAGACCATCATCGGCGAGCTGGAAAACGGAGTAACCGAGCCGCTATATCCCGGGGACGAACGCCGCCTGTTTGGTGAGGCCCTCGTTCCTCTATTTGTTGCAATGTATAACGCGGTCAATGCTGCGGCCCGCCAGAAAATGCTCAGGTATGCCCGTGGCCCTGTTCTCGACGCACTGGGCGAAAGGGCTGGAGTGCTGCGGCAAGAACCAGTACCGGCCAAGACCACCCTGCGCTTTTCCTTAAACTCGCCGATCGGCGAGAATGTCATCATTACGGCCGGAACCAGAGTAACGAACGATAATAGCCGATACTTTGCGACAGACACGACCGTCGTGATCATGGCGGGGAGCACCTATGTCACAGCACAGGCCACCAGCACGGACGGCGGCGAGATATACAACGGCATACCGATCGGAGCCATCAACGTCATTGTCGACCTGATCCCCTATGTGGACGGCGTGGAAAATATCACGGCTACGGCCGGAGGCAGCGACGAGGAAAGTGACGACAGCCTCCGCGAACGAATCCGGATCGCACCGTCAAAGACATCAACAGCCGGCCCGGTCAACGCATACAAATACTGGGCAAAATCAGCGGATCCGACGATCTCGGACGTGGTCGTCCTGAGTGAAA